CCGCGGTCACCAGCAGCCCGGCGTTCCTGGTGCAGGTCGACTTGTACGACGACGCGGGGAACGTCTACTTGCAGGTCCTCAAGACCGCCTCCCTGTCCGCTGCCGGGTCCGCAGCACCGGTGTACGCGGGCCTGCACGGCGGCGCCGCGTCGTCGTACCTGGTTTTGCCGTCGTGGGGCCGCGTGTCGTGGACGTGCACGGGCGGCACTGTCACCGGGACTGACATCTTCCTGTACGGCCGCTAGGCGGCACCGTAACCCACCCAGCCCGCCGAAAGGGGCCAGAGTAATGGCATTCTCGCCGAAGAGCGCTTACGCCGTGTACGACGATGCGGGGAACTCGGTCAAGGCCGAGAACCGCACCGCGATCGCCGCCGGTGCCGCCACGGTCATCGTCAAGGGCGCCCCCGGGCGTCTCGTCAACGTGGTCATCACCACGGCGGGCACCAGCAGCGACAACGCGACGATCTACGACAACGCGACCGCCGGGTCGGGGACGATCCTGGCGGTCATCCCCGGCGGCACCACGCTGACCGGCGCGCAGGTCCAGATCGACCTGCCGGCGCTGAACGGGATCACGGTCGTGAACGTGGCGTCCGGGCCGGCGTTCACCGTGGGCTACAGCTGACCCCGAGAAAAGACCCGAGCTCGCCGGCTACACAGCCCGTGACGGCCAGCGGGACGGACCATTCCGCGTACGCGGCCAATTCCAGGCCCACTGCGGCCAGCAGGAAGAGCAGGATCACCAGCCTGCGAATGATGCTCACCCCCCGATCATCCCGCAGGCGAGGTGATGTCCGTGGCGAAGGTCCTGGCCACCGTCAGCGGCACGGCACTCAAGCCGGGTGTCAGCCTGAACAGGCGCTACTACAGTGCCGAGGCCATCGCGGACGCGGTGAGGAAGGCGCAGCCCCGCCTCGCCGACGGTTCCATGCCGCTCAGCATGAGAAGCCACCACGCGGCCGACGATGACAGCACCCGCATCGTCGGCCGGGTCCGCTCGCTGACGGTGGCCGGGGACGGCTCAGCGCGGTTCACGGCCGACATCGCCGACACCGAGCACGGGCGCACCATCGCGTCGCTGCTGGACACCACGGGCGGGACGGAGCCGTTCCTGCGGGGGGTGTCCATCAGGGGGCTCTGGGAAGGCCGCATCCGCAAGATCAAGGGGCCTGATGGCGCCGACGCTGAGCAGGGCGATTCGCTGTCGCTCACGGGGCTTGATTACACGGCGTCTCCCGGTGTCCCCGGCGCGGCGGTGGATGCGTTCGCCTGGGCGAAGGACGGTGCGAGCGAGACGACGGAGCGTGTCCTGATCACTGAGAGCGTCCAGGAGGCGCGTGTGACCATCACCGAGGAAACCGCCCCCGCCCCGGTACTGACCGAGGCTGATCAGGCGGCGCTCCCGTTCACCGCGCCGCACGTCCTGGAGAACGGCCTGTGCGTCACCTGCGCCGCAGTGACCGAAGGCGGCAACGCCCCCGGTAACGGGAAGCTGCCATACGGCGACATTCAGTACGCCGATCCTGGTTACCAGTCGGATAAGCAGAAGCGCTACCCCATCGATAATCGCGCCCATGTCAAGGCGGCGCTGGCCTATCTGGCGAAGAAGGCGAACGCGGCCAAGTACACGCCGGCGCAGCTCAAGCGGGTCATGGGCCGCATCCGCGCCGCAGCCAAGAAGTTCGGCATCCAGGTGGCCGCCGAGTCGGCCGGCTGGTCGTTCGACGCCCCCGCCCAGGTGACCGAGGCCCTCGCCGAGCACCTGGGCATGGCGTCGTGCGCCGGGTCATGGTCGGTGCGCGCATCCAACGGCCCCGTCGACATCTGCCTGTCCTCGTACTCGATGGACCCCGAGGACCTGGACGTGATCCTCCGCGCTGCTGCTGACGCCGCCTGCAAAGCCCTGGCCACCCTCGACCCCGACATGGACGGCGACATCGACCTTCCCGGTGTCAGCAGCGACACGGACCCCGACGGCGACGCCCCGGGCGAGTCCGCCCCGGATGAGGCGTCACCCACTGACCCGGCAGCCGGCCCGGCCGCCGCAACCACGGAAACGGAGGCTCCCATGGCGGAGACCACCACCCCGGCGGCCGAAAGCGCGCCGGGAATCGACCAGGCCGCACTCGCCAAGGCCGTCACCGAGGCGCTGGCAGCGCAGGAGACAGCCCGGAAGGCCCGCAAGGCCGAGAAGCGCGCCGCGCAGGAGAAGGCCGCCGCCGACGCCGCGAAGATCGCTGCGGAGTCCGCCGCACTCGGCACCGGCACCCCCGCCACCGCGGGTGCCAGCGTGTCCGAGACCGAGGATCAGCGCCGTGGCCGCCTCGCCGCGATCGTCGAGCAGCAGTTCGCAGCCGCCGCCGCGAAGGAAGGACTCGCCACCGCCAAGACCGACGAGCAGCTCGTCGCCGAGATGCTCGAGGAGCGCATGGTCCCGCTGCGGCAGGCCCGCGCCGAGACCGGCGGCGTCCAGCGCAAGGGCATCGCCGCCCTCGAGGCGATCGCCGACGCGCCCGGCAACGCGAAGGTCCTGGCGTCGGCGGCGAACGACGAGCTGGCCGCCCTGGCCGGCGCGGCGTTCGGGCCGCGCGGCCACCGCTGAGCCCCGCACCACCGATTCTGGCCGCCAGCCGCCCGTGCTGGTGCCCTCCGGGCAGAGATGGCCCCCCTGACCAAACCACTGAAGGCCCCCGTCCACTGCGGGGGCCTTCCGCTGTTCAAGGAGACCTCATGTCCGAGATCCGCGAGGCGCTGACCGCCGCCGGCGCATCCCCGTTCGTCCCGAAGCTCATCGACCCGGTACTCGTGGAGTACCAGCGGCGGTTCGCGCCGTGGTGCCGGGCGATCCCCACCAAGAAGCACAACTCCACCACCTACTACTTCAACACCCGCACCGTCGTCGTGTCCGGTGGGGCGGTGCCGGACGGCGGCGCCCGCCCGGTGTCCACCAGCACGTACACGCAGGGTTCGTTCACGATGGCCCACGTCCAGGCCGTCGGCAGTGTGACCGGGTACGCGCAGGCCGTCACCCAGGACCTCGTAGACCTGCGTGCCACTGAAGTCAACGGCGCCATCAAGGGCTACTACTGGGACATCGAATGCCTGTGCGGCTGGGGTAACGCCGCCTCCACCGCGAACCAGGCGCAGCCCCAGTTCGACGGCCTCGACACCCAGATCTCCACGTTCTCCGCGGGCGGCTCCCAGAACGCCATCGACTACGCCGGGAAGTCCCTGTCCCTCGCCACCCTGGACGAACTCCAGGTCCTCGTGTCGGGGAACGCCGCCGAGCCGGTCGCGGACTCCTCCTGGATGTACGTCATGTCCGTGTCCGCGGAGGCGCGGATCGCGCAGCTGCTGACCGCCCAGCAGCGGTTCGACAACGTGGAGATCGCCGCCGGCCTGATCGTCGCCACCTACAAGCGGATCCCCCTGGTCCCGTCGTCGTTCCTGTCGACGCTCGGCTACGCGGTCGGCACGGTCACCCCGTCGACCGCCACCAACTCGGCGGCGACGCTGAACACCACCTACTACTACAGGATCAGCGCGATCATCGCCCGGCAGGGGGAAATCCTCCCGTCCGCCGAGGTCAGCCAGGCCGTCACGACCGGGAACAACGTGGTGCTGTCGTTCACCCCGCCGACCGGGCAGGACGGCCTCGGCACCCAGCTGTACAAGGTGTTCCGCGGCACCGCCGCCGGCGCGGAGACGTTCCTCGGCTACGTCGACTCCACCGTCGGCCTCGCCTCGGACGGGGTGACGCCGGTCGTCACCAACCAGATCATCGACACCGGGGCGGCGCTGATCCCGCAGAACTCCACCGGCCCCACCGTCCCCGGCACCCTCCCCACCGCCTACTACGGCACCAACACCGGCATGCTGCCCCCAGGCGCCGGCCAGGAGAACATTTACCTGATGTCCCGCGACGCGGGGAACATCGTCCGCCCGTTCGTGCGCGAGGCGCAGCCGCTGGATGTTTACCCGACGACCAGCAGCCCGGACTCCATGCCGTTCGCCATCATGGGGGACACCTGCCTCGCGGTGAGGACGCCGAAGTTCGCCGGCCGCGCATACCGCGTCTCGGTGGCTGCCTGACGAAGCGATCCGGGCGGCGCGCTCACCCTGCTGCGGGTGCGCCGCCCGGACCCCTCCCCGGACGGAAGGAACGGCCCCATGTGGCTGCGCAAAGAAACGGGCGGTACCACGATCCCGTGGGAAGGCCGCCCCTACCACTGGCCTGCCGCCGACCCGGTGTGCGAGGTGCCGGCCGGGTTCGGGGAGGTGCTGCTGGGCATCCACGGCGGCGGGTTCACCGAGGTCCCCGCCCCGCCCCCGCCGCCCAAGCCGGCAGCCAGGGCGGTGCCGGCGAAGACGGACAGCCCGGCACCCGAGACCAAGTAGCCGCGAGGGGGTACGGTCATGCCGGACACCGACACTCCCGTCCCCCTGTGCAGTGCGGCGAACTTCCAGTCGTCCGCGTTCGCCGACCTCGTAGCCGGGTACTCCGAGCCGGCCTTGGCGGACCTCATGTCCGAGTCGACCCGGGCGTGTGAGGCGGCCGCCGGGGGGCGGCGGCTCGCACCGTTCACCGTCACCGAAACCACGAGGGCGGACGGGACGGACCCGGATGAGTACCCGGCGGGGGCGTCGCTGCCGATGCCGATCCAGGGGACCATCGGCTGGTCGGAGGCCCTCGCTCTCGGCGGCGGCAGTGACCTGGTGCGGCACTGCTGGCTGACCCAGACACCGGCCCGGTACCCGGACCTGTGGCAGTACTCCGGCGTGCAGGTGACGGTGATCCGGTCCTACTCCGGCACCCAGCAGTACAACCAGGCCCAGATGCTCGACGGGCCGGACAACACGGGCCACCTGTGGTTCCAGATCGGCTCCCTGGTCCCCATCGGGTCGCGGGTCCGGGTGACGTACTCCGGCGGGTACACCGTCGCGGTCCCCGCGGACCTGGTGCGGGCCGGGCGGCTGATGGCCGCATGGATGGCGGTCACCGAACTGAACCCGGGGTCAACCGCTCATGACCCGGGGTGGCTGTACGGGTCGGCGTGCAAGATCCTCGAAAGCTACCAGTAGGCGGGGCTTGTTCACCGGGTCCCGGTGAACCGTGCGGCCATGGCGGGGCTCATCCCCGCGGTGGCGACCAGCAGCGGGGATCGGGCCGCGCGGCCGCCGGGGAGATGCGCCGGGCACACCTCGGTCCCCTGGAACGTGGTGACAGCCTGGGCGACACCCGGCATGCCGTTCCGCTCACCCAGCCGCAGATCGGGCGGCAGGAACGGCGTGAGCTCAAGCTGGCCGGCCTGCGGGCTGCCCGGTTCCGCCCCGGCCGCTTCCGCCGCCGCCATCATCGCGGCCTCCATGTCGGCGCGGTGCGAGTTCTCTCACCCGATCCGGGCGATGATGCAGGTGGCGCACAGGTGCTGCTGCGTCGTGACCTGGACCTGCGATAGTGCGGCGGCCATCGCCTGGAAGATCATGCTGGGCAGGTGCTCGCCGAGGGTCTGCGCGACCGCCTTAGCGGCCAGGGTCACCGGGTCGGGTTTCAGGCCGGCCGGGACACCGTTCGGGGTGTGACCCGGCGGCATCTGTGCGTCCATCTCGCCGGCCATCTCCTGCACGGCTGGCACGCTGGCGGCCAGTTCCTCCGCGGACTGGGGTTCCTCGTCATCGCCGCGCCTGCGGCCAGGGTGGTTCGTCATGCGGCAGATCATCCCACAGGGCGGCGGTGAGGAATGGGCACCGATTCGGCCGTGGCCCGCGAGACCGCGTGGCTGGCCACGGCCGGTGATTCCCTCCCGGCGCTGCCGTCATCGGCGGGCGGCCCGTGGGATGTGATCGCCGCCTACGAGCAGGGCGCCCAGACCAGGACCCAGGCCACCGCGATCTACGTGACCCGCGGCCGGGCCGAGCAGGTGCGGGTGGGGAACCAGCGGGTCCGCCCCCGGTACCCGATGCGGCTCGAACTGCACTGGCCGGTGAGGGCCACCAGCCCCGGCGGGTCATCCATCGCCGCAGTGGAGGCGCAGGCGTTCGATGACGCAATCGAGCTGCTGCGGCAGCGGGTCACCGGCCCGCTCGGGGATAAGACGCACGGGGGACGGTTCCTGTCCGCGGCGGAAGTCAAAGGGGCACCGGGGTTCGAGGTGACCTTCGAGCCGGCCGGGGAGACGATCAGGGCGGCGAAAGAATTCCGCGCCATCGCTTCGTACTGGGTCGATGACTTCGAGGTCAACGCCTGACCCCTCAACGTGAACGGTCCCCCTCCGGCTGGGCCGGAGGGGGACCGCAGGGCGGTTGCTCAGTCGTCCTCTGCCGCGAGCATGGCCGCGAACGCCGCCTCAATCTGCGCCTCCAGGCCGGCCTGCATCCGCGCCTTGACCTCAGGGTCAGCCTCGGCAACGAGGGTGATGACGGTCGCGTCGGACAGAAGCGTCGTGCCCCGCGCGCCGGGTGCGGACCACTCCAGCATGGTGAAGTCCCGCAGGCTGCCGCAGGAGCCCACGATCGTGCCCTGCCAGCCTTCGACAGTGACCACGGCAGGCCAGTGGGCGGGGATCTTGATGGTGTCGCCGAGC